ATAAAGAGTGGTGGGAATACGTTATGGAGGATAATAACGGTGAAGAATATCCTGAAAGATTTGAAGTATTAGAGTTTTGGGGGTTTGTAGATAGAAAAATTATAGAAAGCTATGATATAGAAATACCTAGTGAGTTAGGTGATGTAGAACAAGTTAGTGTAAATGTTTGGGTATGTAATGATAATGTATTACGTTTAGTTATGAATCCTTTTACTCCTGCTTATCTTCCTTATTATGCAACACCATATGAAATGAACCCTTATAATATTTTTGGTGTAGGTGTTGCAGAAAATATGGATGATACGCAAACATTAATGAATGGTTTTATGCGTATGGCGGTAGATAATGCAGCATTGTCAGGAAACTTATTAATAGAAGTTGATGAAACTAATTTAGTTCCCGGACAAGATTTAAGTGTATACCCCGGAAAAGTATTTAGAAGACAAGGCGGCGCTCCCGGACAAGCTATTTTTGGAACAAAGTTTCCTAATGTATCTAATGAAAATATGCAGATGTTTGATAAAGCTAGAGTGCTTGCTGATGAAAGCACAGGATTTCCTAGCTTTGCACATGGACAAACAGGGGTGTCTGGTGTAGGAAGAACAGCATCTGGTATTTCTATGCTTATGAGTGCTGCCAATAATTCTATTAGAAGTGTTATAAAAAATGTTGATGATTATCTATTATCTCCATTAGGTAAAGCATTTTTTAGTTTTAATATGCAGTTTGATTTTGACCCTGAAATAAAAGGAGACCTTGAAGTTAAGGCACAAGGTACGGAAAGTTTAATGGCTAATGAAGTTAGAAGTCAAAGACTAATGTCTTTTATGCAAACAGTTTCTAATCCTGCTTTAGCTCCTTTTGCACGAATGGATTATATTGTTAGAGAGATTGCTAAAAGCATGGACTTAGACCCAGATAAAGTTGCAAACTCTATGGGTCAAGCTGCGGTTCAAGCTGAAATACTTAAAAAGTTTCAAGAACAAAATCCACCACCACCTCCTCCTGAAGGACAACAACAACCTGCTCCTACTCCTGCAGGAGTTGATGTACAAGACACACAAGGAACTGGTGGTGGTACAATAGGTACAGGTACAGTGCCAACTCCACAAGAAGAGGGCTTTACTGGTAATCAAGGACCTATACAATAATGATGATATTAAGAAAGCTTACTACTGACAAAGAGCTATGGGATGCATTTGTAGAATATATAGATGACTCTATAGCTAAACAACATAAAGCACTAGAGCAAGCAACAGAAGTTTCTATGGTGTATAAACTACAGGGATCTATTGCTTGTTTACGTAGAATGAAATATCTTAGAGATGAGTTAAATAGTAAGGATAGACAAGTTGGCTGAAAAAACTTACACAACAAATCCACTTAAAGGTAAGGAAACTTTAAAAAGACTAAAAGGTGCTTTGCGTAATGCTCCTGTAATAGGCACAGTAGCTGATGTTGTGGACATAGGTAAAGAAGTTCTTACAGGAGATTATGCAGGTGCTGCTGTGGCAACAGGTACAGCATTAGCAGGTATTACACCAATTGGTAGGATTGCTAGTAAAGGTGCAAAAGTAGTTAGTAAAAAGATTTTTAATAAAGAATTAGATGCAGAGTTTGTTTCATTAGATAAAGCAGAAGATGTAAAAACATGGCAAGATGGAGCAAAAAAAATTGTAAAAAAACGTAATCTTAAACTTGATGATAAAAATTCACCAGAAGCTATTGAACTGCAAAATTCTACTAGAAAATTATTAGAAAATAAAATAACAAGAGATGAACACTTAGCAAATGTAGATAAATTTAAACCTGTATCTGGTTATGATAATTTACCTAGAGAGCCTAGTAATAAGGCTTTAGTTTTTGCACTTAACAGTAGCAAAAGGGAAAATGGTCTTTTTGTTTTAGACGATAAGGC